TTATTAACCAGGCAATGAATGAGCGTGACAGGAATGACGAGAATGCGCTGCACAGCCAGTTCAGTAACGGAGGCTTCTACTCATGATGATGTCGCTGGGTTTATTTGTATTCAAACTGAGCACTCTGCCCTATCAGACCACCAATCATCAGGTGAATTACACCTGGGCGGAAAACGCCCGTTTCGGCCAGCGGGCGGTTTCGCAATTTCTCGGACCGGGCAAGGAAACGTTGAAGCTGACGGGACAACTCCTGCCGGAACTGACCGGCGGCATGCGCTATCTGCAAACCCTGCAAAGCATGGCGGATTCAGGCCGGGCGTGGCCGCTGATTGAAGGCAACGGCACTATTCATGGCATGTTTGTCATTGAGAGCCTGACGAATGACAACGGCGAATTCAATTCAAACGGGCAGGCGCGAAGTATTTCTTTCAGCGTCATTCTTAAACGGGTGGATGAATCTCAGGCCGCCATGTTTGGTGACCTGATGGCGCAGGCTGAAGGTTTGTATAACAAGGCCAGTTCGGCAATTGGTAATTTTATTACCGGAGGATAACGATGCTTACCGATCTTCAGTTACCCGCTGGCGCACGGATCGCGCCGGCTTTTACCCTGAAAATTAAAAATAAGGTGCTGGAACAAAGTGTTACAGACCGCATCATCAGTCTCACCGTCAATGACAAGAGCGGATTCGCGGCAGATGATCTGACGCTCAAATTCGACGATGCCGACGGACAACTGCAAATGCCCGCCAGAGGCACTCTTCTGCATTTGCATATCGGGTGGTCGAAACAGGCTTTGTACGACTGCGGGTACTTCATTGTGGATACCGTGACCCATCAGGGATCACCAGATATTGTGATCATCACCGCCCGCAGTGCCGATTTTCGTGGGACATTCGAGACGAAACGCAGCCAGTCTTATGATGACTACACGCTGGGTGCGATCGTAAGGATCCTCTCAGCGCGCAATAATCTCTCTTTGCCAGTTATCGCGCCGGAGCTCGACAGCATTAAGATCTCGCACATCGATCAGACCGATGAGAATGACGGATATTTCCTCACCCGGCTGGCACAAAACTACGGCGCGCAGGCCACGGTGAAAAATGGCGCTATTATTTTTTTTAAACCTTATTCGGCCAGGAGCGCTTCCGGGCAAGCGCTGCCGTGGAAAACGCTGGTGCGCAGCGACGGCGATGAGCATGTTTTCAAGGTGATTGATCAGAAGGCCTTTAGCGGCGTGATTGCCCAGTCTTATGATGTGAAAGCGGCGGCTACCAGCAGTGTAGCCCTGAAAAGATTACCGCCTGCAAACTCCATCTCGCAAAAGCAACATCCGTCAGCAACCAAAGCGGCGGGTGCTGAGTCTTCTGAGACAGCGCCCCCCCTAAAAAGTTATACCGCCGGCTCCGGGGCAAATGTCCTCAAACTCCAAAAAATATATCCCGATGAAACGTCCGCGAGGCGCGCAGCGGACTCTGCTTTTAATCAGATCCAGGCGGATTCAGCATCATTTAGCATCAGACTGGCAATGGGCCGTGCCGATCTCAGCGCTCAGACACCGCTGAATGTGCAGGGTTTTAAAAATGTGATCGACGACCAGCGCTGGATTATCGACTCGGTTGAACATAGCCTCAATGAAAAAGGGTTTACCACAAAGTTGAATTTGAAGATTTACGTGGCGGATATCACGTATCAGTCATCAATATTACAACCATAAACTTGCTTTTGCAAGTTTATGGTTTCATAATGACCTCATCGCTTACCTGTCATGCCGGAGGTTTTTATGATGCATTGCCCGCTTTGTGGAAAAGTCGCCCACACACGCTCAAGCCGATATCTGAGTGAGTCTACGAAAGAACGGTATCATCAGTGCCAGAACATCGAGTGTAGCTGCACCTTTGCCACACACGAATCCGTCGCTCGCGTCATTTCAAAACCTGGGAGCGAAAAATCAGCGGCGTAGTCAAATTAAGGTCATTCAGAGATAAAAAAAGGGGTTAGCCATTGGCTAACCCCTTGTTCTCTATTAACTAGTCGATGTCGCGTTAGCGATACCTTAGTTAAGACGCTTTTAAGGAGACATATTGATTTACATGGGTTTTTATTATTATTCAGTAAGTTAAATCAATACTCAACGCAGTGAAATGCAGTGCTATGCAACCTCCGCCGCCACTTTGCCGCCATTTTTGAAAGCTAACGGATTCAGGTTTATCGCCTCTTCCAGGTGGTCTGGAGCAAAGTGTGCATAGCGCATTGTTTCACGAATATTGGCATGACCGAGTATACGCTGAAGCACCAAAATATTGCCGCCGTTCATCATGAAATGAGATGCAAAAGTGTGTCGTAAGACATGCGTTTTTTGCCCTTCTGGTAGTTCGATATCAGTGAGGGCTAACGCCTTTTTAAACTCTTGGTAGCATGGTTTGAACATCTTACCCTGCATCACTCTTAGTTCATCATATAGCCAGTCTGCTATCGGGACAGTTCGGTTTTTCTTACCCTTGGTTTTGAAAAACGTCAGTTTATTCGGTGATAACTGGGAACGACTCAGCCCTTCTGCCTCACTCCAGCGCGCTCCTGTTGCTAAGCAAATCTTGACAATACAAGTTAGGTTGTCTTTTCCATAGCGCTCACATGCTGCAATCAGTTCCTTGATCTGTGCGTCTGTGAGCCAGGACATTTCCTTTTCTTCTTCTTTAAACGTTCGCACACCATCCAGCGGATTCGGAAGCGACCATTCACCTAATCGCTTTAGCTCATTGAACATAGCATCAAGATACTGTTGCTCTCTGTTCACTGTTATCGGTTTGGCAATCCATTTCTCTGGATTCTCATGATAGCCATTGCTGATTTCTCCACGCAGGCGCTTGCCTCGATATGTTGACCAATCTTTAGCTGTCAGCTGTGAGGCAATTGGATCCTTAAGGCCGTTACATATTATATGTAACTTCCCCATGCGGGATTTGCCTGCGGAAAGTGTCTGCCCGTGAAGCCTATCCCAAAGCTCAATAAGTTCACTGAGTTTACGCCGATCTGCCTTCTCACCGAGCCACGGCTTATTCTTGGCTTCCTCAAGAGTATATGTTTCGAAAGCTACGGCCTCCCCCTTTGTGGCAAAAGTTTTGCGCAGGCGCTTTTTATCGCGTCCATTTGGATAGCATTCAACAAGCCATAGACCAGAGGGGAGCTTTCTTATGCTCATTTTTATCACCCAACTAGGCGCATATGCGTCTGCACATGCCGCCATTGATTAAGAATATATTTTGAGTTTAGAGGGGAATGACTTACTTGAGGTCGTCCCTCATTGCCAGATGGGTATGGGAGAGAATAATTATTTTTGATTGTTCGGGTTGTGCTTTTCCAGCTTCATCACATGCTGCACGTGGGCTTTCGAAAATATAACCAGAGTAATTGAATTTATTAAGGACTCTTACTTCCTTAATATTTTTTAAATATGTTGTTTTTTGGCTATCAGGCCAAAGGGGCGTACATATTCCCAATAGTGACACCGAATCATATATATCAGGAGTGACCTGTGCTTCATTCAAGGTTATTGTAATAATACCTTTATCCTCTATAACGGATATCGGCTGCCAATCTTTCATGGATTTATTTAACGTTGGCAAGGTGGCAGATTTAGCGAAACAACCAAAGGATGATAGAGCTAGTAATACGACTAATGTCCGTTTCATAAAAAATCCTATACGTGTAGTTCGGTGGTGGTAGCGATTAGTCCAATGGCTTTGAGTTCATCGGATGAGCACTGAAAATCTGTTGTTTCGTTTTTAACCTGCAATTTATTACCCGGCAGTCTAGAAACGTTATAGATATCAATATTTCCATCTAAATCTATGAGCCATTTTCCATTAGCGATGTTGCTTACATCCAAATCCGCAAGCCATACATAACGCCCAGAAAAAATGAAAGCCGGTGAACTAACACTTGATGGCAGCATAGATGGATCTGTGCTTACGGTGCCAGAAGCTTTCATTTGACCCGCTGTTAATTGGTATTTAGCAATATTAAGAGTTACTGCTGTGCCTGCCGTTTCACTTGTGACGGGAACTTGTTGTTCCTGCGGTCTAGAGGATGGTTGGCCGGTAGCCAACCAATGAAGCGGAGCACCTGTGTCAAGAGCGCAGGTAATGACAATTTCACCGGGGAAAAACTCTCGGCGAATCCACGTGCTTATTGTTCCTGATGACAGCTGGAAATAGTCACCCAGCTCGGTCTGCTTCTTAAATCCATAGGCATCCATGATGCGACGGATTAAAGCCTTTCCACCCGATGCGTTTAAAAGTTGCTCACGCAGCTTGCTGCCACTCAGTTGCGTTTTGTTTGCGTTGATTTTTCTCGCATCTGTAAGTTTCCCAGTAACGAGCCACTCTAAGCTAGCACCTGTTGATAGTGCGCACTCAATGATTACATTGCCTGGAATGCTGTTTCGTTGCAGCCAACTGCTTACATTGCTTGATGTAATTTCAAGCTTATCACTTAACTGTTTTTTACTCGTAAACCCATAAGAAGAAAGGATTCTTTCTAAAACTTGGGTTGCATCAGCGTCAGGAGATTGCATGAATCCCTCTAAAATTAAAATAAAGCGTATTTACAATTAAAAAAAAGAGCCGTAAAGTGACGCTCATCGACCAAGATGCACGACACTGCACTAAAAACACCAATTAACTGGAGATAATGCGATATGACACACCAAATTGCAACGCAGTCACCCGTTCAAGTTCAAGAAATTCCATCATCAGTTCCACAACTGAACCAGTTAGTTTCTTTGTTGGTTCCTGCATTAGTAGAAGCTTTACTGCCTAACCTAGCTCGTTCTGTTGGTATCAACACCGCTGAATCTGTAACTGTCCGCGACTTTGCAACGTCCGTGGGTATCAGTGAGCGCCTTGTTTGGCAATGGCTTGAAGACGGTATTCTGTTAGCTGCCCCAACTAAAGACACATCAAAAACCCGCTCGACCAAAAAGAGCGCGGTCACGAAATCACGCACTCTGATCAACATGACAGCCTGGCGTGCTAAGCAACATCAACAAGCGAAGGATTGTAAGTACATTCGTTAATGATGCGTTTAGTTAATCTTGAGTATTCAAGAATTGCAGGAGATTGTCATGTTTGATTATCGCGTATCTAAACAACCTCATTTTGACATCGCATGTACAGCTTTCGTTAGAAAACATAACGTTGCAGAACTTGCTAAAGAAATGGGTATCGGATCTCAGGTACTTAGAAACAAGCTGAATCCTGAGCAGCAACACAATTTAAGTTGTCAGGAACTTTTGATTCTTACAGATTTAACAGAAGACCCTACGCTGATAGATGGTCTGCTGGCTCAATTGCAATGTATGCCAGCGGTTCCGGTTAATGAGTTGGCGGAGGACAACATTGCGGCCTATACGCTCCATGCAACTGCGGCTCTTGGTTCAGTAGCTGCGGGCGCAGTATCTAAAGAACGCCACACACGTCAGGCCAAAAACGCAATTATGGAAAGCGTGAATGCTGGGATCCGTCACCTGTCTCTGATTGGTTTAGCAATTCAGGGACGTGTCGAGGGTTCGCCGGTACTTGCTTCTGCCGTCGGTGCTGTCGCCAGCGTTGCCACAAACGGGATGATGTGATTATGGCGATCTCAATTGCACCATTTTTAAAGCAACAAAGTCCTTCACGTCATTTCGGTCATGGGTGTATTGAGCTGCCAGGCGGGAAGCGTTGGAGTCCTTCACTATCAAAAGCCACTGCCCCACAGGCCGTGAGAAATTCAAAGCCGCTTTTAAAGCGCCTGTTTAGTTGAGGTGTTTATGTTTCTAGTAAATGAGGAACGTATAGAAGTAGGAAAGAAGCATATCTCTAAATTTAAAGGGATGTTGCGGAACAGCAGAAAACTAGAATTACAGAAAAAAAAGAAGAATGTAGCGCAGGAAACATTTGATAGTCAGCCGCTGCATATGCGCAAAACAATTTGCTTTCACGCTGGCCTTAAAAGTCGCCATGTTGAAATGAAGTTTGCAGAATTAACGCCGACTGAAAGGCATCAAGTGGTTGCGGCGCTAAATTCTTTACTTGGATTAATAGAGACGCTGCCGGATTTTATTAGTGAAGACGATTGCAGAATAAATATTAAACACTAACCCCAATTCATATTAATAGGCGTAAACCCGCCGGGCATTCTTTTGCCTAAAAACAGGAGTTTTATACATGAAAGAAATGATTAATAAATCCCAACACGGCTTTGCTGGTTTGCCTGTAGTTGGTTTTGATATGGCCTCGGCTGAGGGTGATTACACCGGTGAACTGACCTTAATGCTCAATGCCGCCCGTAATGACGAGCGCAGCAACTGCGCCAAAGTATTCTCCTCCCGCCTGGAAGCTATCGCCTGTTTCATCATTCAGCAGGAAATGACAGGAACCGAAGCCGCCGAAGCTTTACGCCAGGAAGCAACCCGCATTCAAAATGAATCGGGAGACCTGCACTAATGATGAAACACGAAGAAGCTACGCCAGAGATGGCGGAAGCAATGGCGAAACGCGTCGATATTAATCTGGCATTCACCATCATCCCTAAAAAGAACGGTGATCTGATTCTGGCCGAGATTAAGACGGATAAAGAGACCAATACACAGTATTGCTCCACGCTCGCCGCATATCAGACGAAATTCGGCCTGGCGTCTGAGTTTATTCATCGTTTTGTTGATCGAGCCATTTGGGCAAAACGTGTTACCAGCGCCGCAGCGATGCGAAATGAATATAACCGCGCGACCGATCTCGTTTTCGCAGCCATTGTAAAAATCAATCAGCAGGGGGTGATTAATGGCTGATGTAATCGACACCGCCCAGGAGCGCGCAGACCTAATCCTGGCATCTCAAATTCAAGCCGCCCGCACAAACGTAGCAGGCACGTCTGCAATGTTTTGCATCTCCTGCGATCAGGCTATCCCAGAAGAACGCCGCGCAGCTCTGCCAGGTGTGGAGCTTTGCGTGTACTGCAAAGGTGCGGCAGAAATCAACGCAAAACATTATCGGGGCTGCCTGTGAGCGGCTTTGTGGCTGTCCTTCTTATTCTGGCGGTTATTACCGCCGGTTTTTTATTCTCAGATTTAAAAGGCGGCATGTAATGGAACAAGTGCGCACCGTACTAAAATGGGCGGGTTCTAAAATCCGCATTATGGACATCTTAAAAAAACACCTGCCAAAAGGCCGCCGTCTGGTTGAGCCTTTTGCGGGTTCATGCGCAGTTATGATGAATACTGACTATTCAGAATATCTGATAGCAGATATCAATCATGATTTAATTAATCTTTATCAAAACATTAAGGACGATGCCGAGGGGTTTATTAATTACGCCCGTGATTTTTTTGCGCTGTGCAATAGTGCGGAGAATTATTATAGCATTCGCGCTGACTTTAATATGTCATCGGACGTAGAAGAACGCGCCGCAATGTTTCTGTATTTAAATCGCCATTGTTATAACGGCCTTTGCCGCTATAACCAGTCCGGCGGTTTTAACGTTCCTTATGGGAAATATAAAGCGCCGTATTTTCCAGAAGATGAAATTCGTGCATTTGCTGAAAAGGCTAAGCGGGCGACGTTTGTCTGTTGTTCATTCGATGAGGCTTTAGAAATGGTTTTGCCTGGTGATGTTATTTATTGCGATCCGCCATACATGCCAGCATCTGCCACCGCAAATTTTACCAGCTACTCAACTGAAACCTTTGGCGGGCTTGAGCATCACCAGTTAAGCGCCGATTTAATCACCCTGGCTGAGCGCGGCTATCCCGTCATTGCGTCGAATTCAGATACCCGTGAAACCCGTGGCTTATACGGCAAGTTCAATATTGTATCGTTTGACGCTCCGCGCTCTATCGGTGCCTCTGCTGGCAGCATCAAAACAGCCCCTGAAATCATCGCCAAAATCACACCTAAAAAACCGCAATACCTTCCCCAGGTGCGCGAAGAAGAAACAGAAGGAGCTGAATAATGGCTGAGAAAACTGAATCAAATATTGCTCTGCTAATGCTAGAAATGCGCGACTTGGCAGAGCGCATTATCGAATGCCAGGGAGAAAACGCAGAAGGTGAAGAAATTATTAACCTCTACGATGAATCAGACACAACATTCAAAGCACAAAATGTTTTGCTGGTGTTGAACGCATTTCAAGTTGAAAGCCAGCGAGCTGAAGACATGACTGTGTCACGCGATGCTATGACTGATAAACGCGATACAGCATTAGCGAAAGTCTATGAGCTTGAGGCGGAGATTCTCAAGCTGAAAGGCGAGCAGGTGCCGATGTTCCTTAAGCAAACTGGCATCGGATCCAATAGCTGTCAGGGTTCGTACAAAGAGTACGTAACTATCGATGAAGGTGAGTACGAGGAGAATCCAGCCAAGCATTTGAAACTATTCACCGCCCCGCAAAAGCCGGTCGTGTTGCCCTATGGCTACAAGCCATATTTGGTTCGCGCACAGACACAAGCTAACCGCGCGGCGATGACATCCGGTGGTGATTGGTTGCACCGTGATCAGGTTGTGGAAGCAATCGAGGCCGCTGGCGGCATCGTTAGCAAGGCGTCATCCGAATGCATGTAAGATGCTTCACCCCGCAAATTGAAACGCCCAAATCCTGGGCGTTTCCCTGGAACAAACCACGCCAGGCAGTTTCTGGCCTGGAAAGACCGCTTACCCGTGACGAGTACGATCAGGGGCAATCTGTTTTAATCAAAGTAAAAACCCTTTCAACCGATCTGCAGGAAATATTCACAGGCCGCCATAAGCACCTGCTGAAAACTCAGAGCATTCACGCCGCGAATAAATACCTGGTTTATACCCTTGGCCGCAGCATTCTGCCGCGCGTTGAAGCCGTGAATGCGGCTCACGCGATGAATGTTAATGCTTCTATGAAATTCCTGTCTGAGGCTGATACTTATCACCGCCTGCCGAGCATGAGCGATAAGCCACTGCGCCGGTTCGCTCAGGACATCGCCGGTCAGCTCAAGGAAATCTATGAAGAACGGTGCGATCAGTTGCTTGCTGAAAATGACGGTGACAACGCCATTCTTTTTGAGCTTAAAACTCAGATCGGTTTGTACTGCGATATTGCGGGCATGTCTCGTGCTTTCAATGTCACGCCGATGTACTGGAAGAAATACTGCAAAGGTAAATTAGATACAGTTTCAGCCATCGCCGGTATGTCGCGCCTGGTTAATCCTGATTGGTGGTTAGGTCAGTTGAAAGGCCAGCGCACTCGCTGGCGTGAATCTTTGCTGATCGCAATCGGTAAGGTAAACCGCGACGCTTCCCCGTACGCCAGTAAACAGGCCATCCGTGAGGTGCGCGCACGCCGTCTGTCGAATCTCGACTACCTAAAAAACTGCGACCTTGAAAACATTGAAACCGGCGAGCGCATCAGCCTGATCGACAAGGTGATGGCGAGTATTTCAAACCCTGAAATCCGCCGCATGGAGTTGATGAGTACGATAGCCGGCACCGAGAAGTACGCCGCTGCAAATGGTGACGTCGGCATGTTCCTGACTATTACCACCCCCTCCAAATATCACCCGACTCGTATCGTGGGCAAGGGTGATAAAAAGCGCGTCCAGCGGAATCACGCCTGGGACGAAAATGCTTACACCCC